GCGTTTGGGTTCGGCGACGCTCACGAGACATCGTTGCCCCCCATAGCGTCGCACTTTGTCGCAGATGATGCGAGCGACGTCTTGAATCTCCTCGAGGGACAGGGGTTCGGTGTCTTTATAGTCGATGTCGCAGAAAAAGTTGTACGTCGTCGTCTTTTGTTCGACGACGAACACGCGTTCGCCTCGCTGACACGCGTCGACGTATCGTTCGTTGAATGCCCGTAATTTGTCGAATGGCACGCTGAGACATCCCCCGTCCATCAACACATGCGACAAATTGCGTGAGTGGGCAAAGCCCTCTTGGGCGCACCACTGGCGGAACATCTTCGTTATTAATCAAACCGCGCGTCATCTCTAAACCAATGGAGACATCGCATGTCTGGACCATCCTTTGATTCGGCTAATTGCTTCTTGATTACGAGAAGTTCGTAGACTGTTTTATCTTTGAGTTTTTCGAGTTCGCGCTCAGCCTGGTAGTCGTACCAAGCGAACTTCACCGTGTACAACTCTTTGATTTGCATTAAAATGTAGTTCTTTGACTTCATCTACTACTTTATCGAAAACTTTTTTCTATGCAACGAAGTCATGCAGCTATAGAATTCCGGGTTCTTCACCACGTTCGTGGAGATGAGTCCCCAGTTTTTCTTGGCGTTAAACTCCGAGAGGGTGTCGAACGCCATGTAATCGTTCTCGTCGTATGTTTTTTTATACGGTTGTTTATTTATTTTTTTCAAATGCGTCTTTTGCTTTTCGTCGTTGAACCTGCGAAGCAACTGCTGTTGTTCGACTTTGTTCCAACTCACGAAGAACACGAAGACGTGATACACGAGGTCCACCTGTGGACTTTCTTTAACTGTGAAAACGTAATCCATGTATTCACCATTTTTAAGAGACACCACGCCCCTGGTCTCCTCTTCAAGTTCCCTGAGGGCACACCGGAGGGGGTTAAAGATTTCTTTGCGTCGACACCCCCCTGTGACGAAAATCCAATCCTTAAACCGCCGGTCCCTCACCGTGAGAAACCGTGGTTTCTCGTCAACGAATGTCACGGGTATGGCTATGGCCTTGTACTTTTTCATTGTTGCACATCGGCAATCTTACTATTATCATTGGAATTTTCTCCCGATGGCTCCGATGCGGGCGCGGGGGTGGGGGCGGCCACGGGCGTGGGCGCCGTCGGTGAGGTTTGCATGTGTTTGATGACGTTCATAGAGAAACCTTTGAGTCCTTCGACGTCTTCTTTGGCGGACTTGAGTTCGCGGAACATGACCACGAGACCGGCCATGCACACGATGACGGCGAGGAGGATGAGCGTTTGTCTATCAATGGGAATCATTGTCGTTGGTATAAAAAAGTCCCTAATTTTTAAGTTCCCCAAACTGTAAGTTTTGAAAGTACACGTCCTGACTCTCCCGGTCCGTGGGCCGTGCTGGGGATTCTACGATTTTTTCCAAAGTTCTAGATTTTGGGTCGTAGGTGAGCACGAAGGCGATGGCGAGGAGCATCACAGTGGTCCACATACTCATTAGTTAGAATAAAGTAAGCCACCCATGCCGTTCTCCAACTTGAGGATGTTGTAGTTGATGGCGTAGATGGTGTCTCTGGACAAGGCGGAGTCGTTGACGATGCGCGCGGAGTCGAGGCGGCTGAAGTTCAAAGAACCCGTCGGCTGCGCCTTGCTGACGTCCAAGCAGAACGGGTACAAGAAGAGACCCTTCGGCGTGTCGCTGTCCGCGTGGGACGTGTGGTAGTAGGTCGTGACCGTGCTGAAGTTTGGGTGCGCCCACTTGTAGTCGGCCACATCGGTGCCGTTGATTTGGAGCTTCAACTTGTTGGTGGCGGCGAGGATGGCCATGTCATCGCTCGCCTTACCAGCGACCAAGCACTTGATCGGGTGGTTGAAGTTCAACTCTTGCATCTTTTGACCAGACGCGAGAGCCTTTTGCACTTGGTTGATGATGATTTGTTGCGGTTGGCTGGCGAAGAACTCGCGCTCCTGGGTGTCGACGTACGCAAAGTTGGCGTAGCACTCCCACTTGTACGAGGCCGCGCTGGCACCCCACGTGATGCGGAGTTCGACGTCGTGGTAGGAGAGGGACACGAGTGGGAGGGCGTTTTGCCACGATTCACAGAAGAAGAATCGGAGGGGGTAGAAACCAGAGGCGGTGCCGCCTTCGTAGAGACCACCGAGGCGGGACTTGGAGAGGTTTTGGGCCAAGACCTTCGGGGCGATGAGAGAGGTGAAGAGGGAGTCCTGGGTGTCGATGATTTGACCACCGACGAGCAATTCAACCTTGTCGATGACCGTGGTCCAGTCGGTGATGGTCGCGTCGGCTTGGGTGCCATCGGACTTCACCGGTTGGAGGTACATGTACGACAGGAGGTCCCCCTTGCGCTCGATGCGCACCGAGGACATGCCATTGGCGCTGACGTTGCCCTGGATCACTTGACGTTCGACCGACTGTGAGAAGTTCGTGTGTCGCTTGTACGTACTGCGGAAAAAGCTAATCTCGGGGTTGCCGACGAGGTGCGCATCTTGTTGGCCGATGGCCACGAGTTGGGCGATTCCACCAGACATCTTTTATATTATTACAAGAGAATTAAATTTTTAAGTACTTAGCCACAATGGTACGTCACCCCAACGAAGGCGGCCCTGTGGACCTCATTGTGCCTGGTGGTTATTTTCCCATCGGCATCGAGATAGCGCACCTTGTACGCGGGCTCCGTCTCTCCCCAAGGCACGTCCTCCCATTGGAGCTGGCCGTGCGCATCGAGAACGTTCACCCACTCCTGACGCACCTCGGAGAGATAGTCCTCGGGCGTCGCCGGTTCCACCTTTGTTTCGTTGACAATCTTTTTGTAGACGGTGCGCGTGCATTCTACCGCGCCAGGAGTCTCCGAAGGGACCTCGTCGGTCACGATGTTGAAATAGTCGCGGACATAGGTGTTTTGTTCTTCCCCATCGAGGTCCGCCCACACCTCGGGGGCGAGTTCAGTGACTTGGGTGTACGTGAACGTGTTGCTGTCGTAGAGCACCCGTTCATCCTCTGGGAGGGCATTGTACACCTCCTCGGTGATGACGTTCTGTTGCGTCCTCGTGTACAACTCGAGGTCGTGCACGGGTTCGACGAACACGTTGGATTGCTCGTCCACGTGACCGTGGACTTCCACACGGCGGTCCAACGTGTAGTAGGTCTCCTCTTGGGTGCGGTCGTACGCGTTGGAGGTGGCATCTTCCAACTGGTACCAGTACGTCACGTTGGAGAGTTCCTTGAGGATGCGTTGCACGGGGATGTCCGGTGGCTCAAAGTCGCAATCCATCGTAATTTTGGCCACGGTGTAGTTGTGAAGAATGTCGTCGTCCTGTCTCTGACCATAGCCCGCGACATTGGACGTCGTGATGTAATCACCCGACTCGAGAGGGCCGTTGATGTTCGTGACCCACATGGCACCTTCACCGACGGAGTTCACAAATATATGTTCATCACCTTTCATTTTAAAGTGATGACTTATAAAGTTACCATATTTTTGTGTTCGATTATCCGGATCTTCAGAACTGGAAATGACACCAAAACACGTTTTATCCATAGGTGACGAAGATAACCTTAACAAAGGAATAGCTTCGTTGATTGTGATTGCATCACTACCCCTTTTTTTGTCACCATTTACACTTTCGTATTCATTTTTATTAGCACAAACAATTAGACCTTGATGTTCTGATACTTTTATAGGTGGTATGTTTTCAATATGTAAAGCTCTGTGTTGACCTGTAAATGTTATGAGGTCATTATAGGTACCGGTAGCGTACGATATTGATGCAGCACTATAAAATCCATCACCATTTATACTAGCCTTGAATATTAAGTCATTATTGGTGCTTATACTCCAATGTTCGTCATCACCAGGTTCGGAGACCACGTAGCTACCTACGACGTGAAGCGTTCTGTTTACGTCGGGTACAGTATTAATTGTCCCTGGGTTTGTTAGCCCAATCCCGACGTTGCCATTTTCGACTATGCGCATGCGTTCATTTCCAGCTGTTCCGAAGATGATACATTTACTCGTGCCAGCTTGGTTGTAGCCACATAAGTCAATCCAAGATGGTTGTAAATAATATCCAGCCCTGAGACGCAATAAACCATCACCCGCA